TAGGGCCTACTTGACGGACGGAAATATCAGTTTGCTTTGACATAAGACCTCGCTAGTTAAAAACGGTTAAAACAATTAATCTCTCAGTATCATAAGTATAACACCAATCTGCTCAGTTGTCAACCTACGATTTTCACATAATTCAACTGTGTTGTATTATCGCCACGCTGGGCTTTGACTTTGGCTTTGATGCTGACTGTGCCCTTAAACTCCTCAGAAGCCCAAAAGTCCACAAAGCTCTCACCCATACGGGCCGTGACACGCCACTTGCCATAGTTCTGGTTCCAGTAGCATTTGATCACTTCGATGTCTCCCTGGATGCGATCACCAACAGCAGCAACAAGCTGGGTGCTGAACCTGATCTCAGTTGTGAGTTGGTTCTTGGCTTGATCGCGCAGCATAGCAGCTGGCAAGCATGAGACCACAGCGAAATCAAACATATCGCGACCTGTGAACTCATCCTTTTGGGCGATCTTCAGGGCCTGACGTTCAAAGTCGTTGATCTTGCCTGCGATCTCTTTGAGTAGAAAGCCGTTGAAGTAGTTGCGAACCTCACGACCCCTCTCGATATCTGCAGCTGTAACCAGCGAGAAGGAGTTGCTGCGGAGCCAATCTTTGACCATCTGCTTGTTGGCCTGCTTCTCGATCACATCTAGGTTTTGAGCGTATACAGGCTCTTTGAGATAGCCCCCGTTGATACGATCTGCAGCTACCGCGGCACCCCATACTTGATCTGCTGTGAATTGCATACTCGCTCCTAAGTTCTTACTATGATGCTAGTATACTATCATTTATCCAATCTGTCAACCTCTTTTGGAGAGTGCCGGCCAAAGAAAAAGGGTGTTGCTTTTACACAACACCCTCCAAAGACGCCCCGGGAGCGAATCGGCTTGTCTTTGAAACCCTAATTAAAGAGTGATGCCCAATGCCTTGGCCTTGTAGCCTAGAGCAACGATTTCACGGCTTGGCTGGCCCATCACGTATTCTGTGACAGTCACGCCATTGCCTGCTGTGCGTTGGTTAGCATAAACAGCATAACCATTCTGCTTGATGCGGCTGACTTCTGCTGACAGGTTGCCTACACCCATTTTACGAGCTTGAGCTGCTGTAAGAGCTGCACCATTGTAGAGTGCGTTGAAGACCTTGAAAGTCTTTGTTTCTGGATTGAAACGTTTCATGTTTAAGTTTCCTTTGTTGTTGAGCTGAACTTCATCAGCGTTTTATTATAATAACAGAACGCTGATCTAAGGTCAAGCTCAATCCTTCCGTTTTACAGACACATTCGCTCGAAAGAACGTGCCCAAGATAACCACAGCACACCATGTCCAAAATGTGAACTGGATAGCCAGCACAGGGAACAGAGTATTCAGGGCCCAAATCACCAACCAGGGTCCAATGGCCAATAGCAGGATGATCAGTGCTATGGCCACGGTGACCTTTACGATACTATCAAACATTTTCAATCTCCTCGAGTTCTTGTAGCCGTTTCAGCTCTGCGATCTCTGCATCAATGGCCTTGGTGTTGGTCTTGAGGTTAGAGCTTCCTTTCTTGTAGACCACCCAATAGTGATCTGCACAATAGCTCTTGCCCTCAAGATTCTTTTGTCCACACATAGTGTAGGGCCACTTGGTCTGCTCTGACCCTATGTATTGGCACTCACTCATATTAGGCCATGCCCTTCATAACAGTGACCTTGGCCATGTTCTGCCAGTTAGTAGGGAAGCTCTTCTTCAAGTCTGCACACTTCAAAACAGTTCGCAGGCTCAGCTCTCGCATGTGGCTACGATTCTCAAGGATGAAGTCCACGATCTCGTCCTTAGCAACATCCTCAAGCTCATAGGAGTCCAACATGCCGTCTTTGACGATCTGCTTGATACGCAGAACCTTCTCACGGTCTGTGTCCATGCGCAGATCGATGAAGTGACAGCGTGACTCCAATGCCGCCAAGTGCTCCTGCAGTTTCTTAGAGCGAACATTCTCAAACTTCAAGTTGGTGATAAAGATAGCACCGCCCTTGAAATCAAACTTGTCAGGCACTCCTTCTGAGCGTAGCACACGGCTGTCAGTGTTCCACGAAATGGTACGCTTCTTTGAAGTGTCCAAAGCGGCCTTGAGAATGTTAAGTGCAACGTCGTCCAAAAGAATGCTGTCGCAGTCATCGAACACAATGATGTTCTTGGGATCACTGTATTTGTAGAGCTTGCTATACAGGCCAATGGCACTCATAGCACCCTTGACGATCTCATACTTGGGCTTGCGCTGTCCCATGAGATCGAACAGGTCATCTTTGGCTAGAACTTCTTCAACACCAAAGCTCTTGCCCACACCTGGAGGGCCTGTGACAATCATAGCACGAACGTCACCAGTCTTGACTGCTTTGGTCATGTCCTTGAGGATCTCAAAGCGCAGTCTAGTGCGCTCAATGATCTGCTCATCAGTTTCGTCTGCGACAGCAGAGTCTGGCACTTTGACCTGGCTAAAGTCTGTAACAGTAGCATCGTTCTTGCCAGCCTTAGCGGGTTTAGCCAGAGCCTGCAACATGGTAACACCAGCAGGAGCCGCCATGGTAGCAATGTCACTTTGGTTGCACCAGACCTTACAGGTCTCACCGCCACCCTTGATGTTGTAGCCTGAACGAGCCTTGATGTAGCCTTCCCAACCGTTGTTGGCTTCTGTGACAAAGTCCCCAACCATATCCAGCTCAATGCCGGGATAGATCTGATTGCTTTTGGCGCCGTATTGGCCTTGGCTTAGTGTGATACGCATGGATTTCGCTCCTGTGTGTGTTGTTAACATAGTCTCTATTATGCACTCAAACAGGGGAGTTGTCAACCCCTGTTTGTGGCCTGTTGTTTTTATGCCACATCTGCTGCTTCTATCGCAGCAATTGCGTCTTTGAGTGCTACCAAACCGTTCTTGATCAAGCCCTCAGTTTCGTATACAGCACCCGCATACCATACTCCGTCCCGCATGACATAGTAGTATTCACCATAGCAACCCTGGACCTGATCGAGGAACTCTTCGAATGAGTGTGCCACAGCCCAGGGAGTGCTGTTAACAAACTCTTCAACGTCCTCACCCTCAGCTTCCCGATCCTCGTAGAAGTTCATTTCCTCTAGGGTCTCTTTGACGCCCGAATTGTCCCCACGTGCAATCAGAGCATTTGCTGCTGTGGAATCATAGTGGCTCAACAGAATGCGCCCTGTGTAGTCCAGATAGCCGTCGTAGTGGCAGTAGACGCTTTTACAGACATCGCCATGCATGACTGCTACTCTTGATCGTGTGCCCATTATGCAATCTCCTCTGAGTATTCGTAGAATGTAACTGACGGATCCAACTTCTTCAACTGCTTGGCAGCTGTCATCAATTCCCTGTAACGGCGCTGGACTTCTGTTCTGCTCAGCTCACCATCACATGTAAGGTTCTCTGGACTTAGTGCAGAGTCAATCATGTCCGCTACTCGTTGACGACCCTGGGCTGTGGCGATCTCGTATTGCTCGCCTTTGAAGAATGAGTTCCAGTGATTCTTCTGCTCTATAAACTTCTCTAATGCTTTCATAGTTCGCTCCTATGTTTGTTAGTGTAAGTGTCTATTATAGCACCAAACGGCAGTTCTGTCAACCTTCAAGCCAACAATCCCTGGCCTGCTCTGTGGTTATTGTTTGCCCACCAATGTAGTCACCGTGGAACCCTGCCTTGTTCTCTAGGACCAGAGCATGTCCCATGTAGCTGCTCTTGATCTCTATGATCTGCCCACATTGTTCAACATCAGCCTTGAAGCCTACCCAATCACCGACCTTGACGGTCTTGCCTTCTACCTGTGCCATGCTGGGTCTCCTTAGGCTGGTTCAAACAATTTTTGGAATTCTGCTTTGACTCTAAAGTAGGCCCTAAGCTCTGCTAGGGTGAACTCTTCTGAGTTAGCATCAATGTAGATCATGGTCTCCAGCATGCCTGTATTCAAACGGGCTTTGATGCCTTCGATAACGTTAATGTCTTCTGTAATCATATCGCTCCTTGTTAACATGTGTGTATTATAGCAGTGTTTTGCCACGCTGTCAATCAGTCCCCACGAACATCCGTGTTCAGTGTAGGGTTAATTGCGCGACGTAGTTCTACCTCACGCTTGTGGGCAGCTGCCTTGCCGCGCAGTGTTTCATGAACCAACACTTCGATCTCGCTCTTGTCGTTGAGACCACGAAGGGCTCTGCACAACAGCCAGTCCTTGTTCTCACGTTTGGCACGATAGAAGTGCTTGGCTGCACGAGCAAGAACTGACTTATTAATAGTAGTCTCTGTTTTGGCAGTGACTCCTATGTAGTTGTCTCCGTTGACACGTAGCTCATAGATGATATGAGTGCGGTCTACTCGTTTTTTGCGGGTGGGCTTTTCTAAGTTCATGTTATAATTATAGCACCTTTTCACCAAAGTGTCAACCAAAATGTCAAAGCCCTTACGGGCCCTAGGGTTATGCGTGTTGCATGTACGTGTTAATAAACAGCTCCCCCACATCGCAGCTTACGTAGGTGTCCCCCTGCATGCCCTGCTCGCTGTAGCTGACATCGCTAGCATCAAAGCCCATGCTAGTTAACAACTCTTTAAGCTCTGTCATAAACTGTTTATCTGTGTATATGAGACCCAGCTTGTTGACATCCCAGCTTGCTGCTGTAAAACGCACCCGCAGCTCGCCGAAGTCCAGCTCATCGTTTGTGTAGCTTAGTTGCAGATGGGTGATGTCTACAGCAGCTTTAGTATTGCTCCAGTAGCCCCCACCGCTTGTGTGCAGTGTTGCGTTGACTTTGATCATTGTGTGCTCCTGTTAAAAATGTATTATAGCAGCATTCGAGCATGTTGTCAACCAAACGGGAAAAGACCCTATGACCCTTAGGGTTCCTGGGTTTCTCAGGATCTCGCTGCGGTCTAAGGGTTCATGGTGACCCACTGGAATGCTAGGTATACAGCTACAGCGCAGCACAGCCACACTCCCACACGCTGCGCGGGCCATAACCCGCGATACCAACGTTTGACGCCATCAAAGGGATCCATGGGGTTTGGATGCTGATACATGCTAGTTCTCTCTCTGCTGCTGTGCTGCTGTTGATCTGGCCAGCCCTACTGGATTCGAACCAGTGGCCTACAGCTTAGAAGGCTGTTGCTCTATCCAACTGAGCTAAGGGCTGCTGTGTGGTGGGCCCCCCGAGAGTCGAACTCGGCACCAATGGATTATGAGTCCACTGCTCTAACCAACATGAGCTAGGGGCCCGAAACTGTTACAACTCTCGGTATCCTCTCAAGAGTTCCGCTTCGTTGTCCGCTGCTTGACGTGATCCCGCAGCTACGAATCTGTGTAGATCTTCCATGCGTTCCTGGAATATCTCTGGTGCCCCCTCTGCTGCACGTTGCATGTCCCAGGTGTTGGGATAGTGTCGCAGCAATGATCGTGCTTCTTCACGAACTGCCTTGGGCACACGTGGGTATTCTCCGGCACTTAACCTAATGAGAAACTCCATGGTATTCTTGACTGCACGGTATCTTTCATCTGGTAATGTCATTTCTCTGCTCCTAGCTAGTGCTCTTTTCTTAAGCATGTGTATATTATACGATACTTTTGACAGCGTGTCAATGGTTTTTGGCTATTTTAGTATATACAGCAGCGGGGCCTATGTTAACAGATCACCTAGCTCAAGCGTTATCGGCGTATGAATAGACTGTTCTATCTCAGTGTAAGAGAAAGCTGGCAACAAGACCACTGTATAGATATGGTAGCACGTAGACTCAGAGTTGATCACGCTACTGTATATGACATCATACACACATACTACAAGCTAGTGTAGAGCACTATGACACCATAACCCCTGCAGCGGGGCCACTGTATACGAGCTGGTATCCAGTTGACGACGCTGATTTCATGGTGGAAGAATGGTTCAAACGGTTCAAACGAGACTGATCCTAGGGTAGAATCTATAGTGTTTGCAGAGTCAAGACCGGTGGTTGGAGAGGCATTGCTCAAATGGTCACACAATTCCACACTTTATTGCACTTTGTCACACTTTTCCCACCAGTTCTGTCTCCCACGGCTGCTTTAGCGGCCTCTATACGCATTCAGGCCAACAGTAAATCACACTTTTCTGCATTTACTGTGCAATTATGCGTGTAAACGCATATACGCTAATCCATTGCAGCGGGGCCATTGTCCTGATCTTGTTCCTCAGCCCACATCCACAGCAACAAGAATGAAGGCATCAGTATCAACCACATCCATAGATCACCCTGTCGCATTGTATATACTAGACTGATCCAGTATATCAGGAAGATCAGCCATTTCATAATCGTTTCTCCCTGCACTCCGCTCTCAGCTGTGAACCCACTATGTTCAGTCTGCGCTGCCATAAGTGCTCTGCATCTCTACACTCTCGTTCAGTCTTATACTCTGTATACACTGTGTGATTTTCCGGATACTGCAACCAAAATACCAATAGCCAAGTCGTCATATGCCAGTCCTTTATGTTGTCTCGTAATTATGCTAGATCCCTACCACATCAGGTATCCCACTAGTATCCATCCACATTAGGGGAAACCATTTAGTGATGATGCTTCTACAGCGAGTGATGATCACCACACGATTGTTCTTCAGCACAGTGTATCGTTCACCATATGCATCCCAATCTGTGCGTATGCTATACTCTGTGCTCATGTTAATATTTAATTGCCCTTCCTGTTTATGGGCTTCTGCGCTCAGTAAAAACTTAAATACTCTCATGCGCAAACTAACACCATCAGAACGCACAGTGCAAGAACCCATGCGCTGTTATGGCATACTCAATGAACACTTGGCGTCGGGCGGTGACTCTGCTTGGTCTTGGGCACAGGCTAATAACCTGCCACAGGAAGTTCATTTGAATCGTTGCAGATATTGGATACCCACTGACAGCACATTAGAATCAGAGTTTGTGTTACGCTACTGGGATATCATACATCGTGTTCCTGGCGAGGATTATGTGTAAAAATTCTCTGCACAACAATCTCGCGCTGCTGCTTCGCAGCTACAAAATTAACCTGTGTGGTGTAAATACAAGATGAACCGTCAACTCTATGATATTCCCCGACATGAAGATCTTGCTGCGATACAAGCATGGGCAGCAGAGCCTGATAATCGCAGCTTGGTGATAACTGTGGGTTCTGCACCCAATGTTCGTTATCAGCTGGCAGTCTATGATCAACCTCATGATGAGCCCAGTATCCCTCGTGCAGAAGCAGCTTTGGGCGCAATGATAGTGGCCTGCGATTGGCCTGAATAAATGAGTCAGACCATTGCTTTTACCAGCACAGAGCTGGCCATACTAGCCAGCTATCTCACTACAGGTAGCAGCAGTATAGCACTGAATCCTCAGGCACAGAACATCACTGAAGCTGGCCGGTTGGTAAATCTCAAATTCAGCGGAAAAAACTTGATCACACATGATCAGCCACCCCAATTGACTCCACCGCAGCAGATTCGTCAGATAATCATAGGCAGCACGACCTTGACCAACACCACCGCTTGGACTACAGCTTGGACACAGGCAGTGGCTGTGTTAAGGGCTCAGGGTAGATCCATACAGTCAGGCCAACAACCCGTGGACAAAGCTAGACATGTGACTACCGGACAGGGTCAACTGCTGACTGCTGTGATGGGCTCAGCTGGCGCAGCCACTGTGACCGCTGCCGCTGTTGTGCCACAGACTGTGGTAGGCCCTCAAGGTCCCGTAGGGCCCCAAGGTCCCACTGGTGCTACAGGGCCGCAGGGTGTGGTAGGGCCACAGGGTCCTGCTGGCCAAAATGCCCTGGACGTGAGTTCTTTTGAAGTAGATGGCTCTGGCGATCTCATAGTCATGTTTGGGGATAGTTCAACAGTGAATCTAGGCAATGTCAAAGGACCACAGGGTGTGGCAGGACCCCAAGGCCTCCCAGGGACAAGTCCCTTGAATGTGAGTTCTTTTGAAGTGGATGGCTCTGGCAATCTCATAGTCATGTTTGGGGATAGTTCAACAGTAAATCTAGGTTCTGTGATAGGTCCACAGGGTCCTACTGGACCGTCAGGACCAGGTTCGGGCGATGTTATAAGCCAGGGTGGCAGCTATGTAGACAACAGCGTGGTTCGTTATGATGGCACCAGTGGAACTCTAATACAGGTCAGTGCTGTAACAATATCAGATGCAGGTCTACTCACAGCCACCAACTTCAGTGGCGACGGCAGCTTAATCACTGCACTCAACGCTGCACAGATAACCACGGGCACTTTGGCTGATGCACGTTTTCCAGCCACGTTGCCCACAGTGTCGGGGGTGAATTTAACTGCACTCAACGCCACCCAATTAACATCGGGAACAGTGCCCGTGGCACGACTGGGATCCTCAGGCACAGCCAGTGCCAGCACCTATTTGAGAGGCGACAACACATGGGCCGCAGTAGGAGGATTTGTTTCTGTGCAGTATTTTACCACAGCTGGGGCAATCACCTGGACCAAACCCGTGGGAATTAATAAAATATACGTGTATGTTATCGGGGGTGGAGGTGGAGGTGTGGTTTACAACGGTTCATCAGCACCCGGGGGCGGGGGCGGGGGTTGTGCA